TCGTCGAGCGTGGTGGCGCCGATGGTCTGCAGCTCACCACGGGCCAGCTTCGGCTTGAGAATGCTGGCGGCGTCGATCGCACCCTCAGCGGCACCCGCACCGACGAGGGTGTGGATCTCGTCGATGAACAGGATGATGTCACCACGCTGGTTGATCTCCTTGAGCACCTTCTTCAGGCGCTCCTCGAAGTCACCGCGGTAGCGGGAACCGGCGACGAGGGAACCGAGGTCCAGCGAGTAGAGCTGCTTGTCCTTCAGGGTCTCGGGGACCTTGCCGTTGACGATGTCGAGGGCCAGGCCCTCGACGACGGCCGTCTTACCGACGCCGGGCTCGCCGATGAGCACCGGGTTGTTCTTGGTACGGCGTGAGAGCACCTGCATGATGCGCTCGATCTCCTTGCCGCGACCGACCACCGGATCAAGCTTGCCGTCCTTGGCAGCCTGGGTCAGGTTGCGGCCGAACTGGTCGAGGACCAGGGAGTTCGACTTCTGACCGGGCTTGCCGCTCGGAGCGGACGGGGCACCGTCGCCGCGACCGACACCGGCACCTGCCGGCTCGTCGGAGGCCTGCTCACTCTCGGGCTCGCCACCCTCGTAACCGGACAGCAGCTGAATGACCTGCTGGCGGACGCGGGACAGGTCAGCACCGAGCTTGACCAGGACCTGGGCAGCGACGCCCTCACCCTCGCGGATCAGACCGAGCAGGATGTGCTCGGTTCCGATGTATTTGTGGCCGAGCTGCAGAGCCTCGCGCAGGGCGAGCTCCAGCACCTTCTTCGCACGCGGGGTGAAGGGGATGTAGCCGCTCGGCGGGTGGCCACCGGTACCGATGATGTCCTCGACCTCGGTACGGACGGCCTCCAGGGAGATTCCCATGGATTCCAGGGCCTTGGCGGCGACGCCCTCACCCTCGTGGATCAGACCGAGCAGGATGTGCTCGGTACCGATGTAGTTGTGGTTGAGCGCGCGGGCTTCCTCCTGCGCCAGCACGACGACGCGCCGCGCCCGGTCAGTGAACCTCTCGAACATGAGCTCTCCCTTACTCGCGGGGTCGGATTTGGGCACCACCTTAGTGACTTCACGACCCGCCGTTGACTCACTATGGACAACGCCCGGTCTCTGCCGGGTGTTCCCGACCCCCACCGCGGCCCGACAGTCCATATACACGCAGGTCATCACACATTTATCCGATCCGGAAGTGGGCTGTACGCCGTCAGCGAACAGGGCGGATCAGTGCTCACTTCCGCAAAAGCAAGTAATCCGGCGATTCCGGACATTTTTATCTGTAACCTGGATTACATGAGGGCGTCCCAGCCGCCGCCCGTCACGATTGACCACCGGGTACACCCCGCAACACCAGAGAGAAGGACCACCATGAGCGGATCCGATCCCGCCGTCACCCTCAAGGAACTCCCGAAGCTCGCTGAAGGAACCCTGCCCCTGTTCAAGTCCGGCGTCCTAGGTCTGATGGGACCGCTGGCGATGGGTAAGGCACTGAAGTCCATCTACCAGTGGTCCTTCACCCCTGCCGGACTGCTGTCCCTCGGCGCCGCCCAGGATCCGTACCACACCGCCATCATCGACGACGCCGGCTCGATCACCTACA